AACCAAAAAAAGTCTTTCAATGCTTTTTTAATTTCAGGTATTATGCCATTGATTTTTAAATTGAACATAGCATACTGAAATTTTAATGATACTCCACTTGGTGCATTCCCCAATCTTTCACTATCTGTATCTACTCCCATACCAAAATGAAATATATCTTTTCTCAACAATTTCAGCCATTCTATTCTACCCTCTATAGGCAAATGCACTTGTTTTGTTTCTACTTTTCCGGAAGCATCTGAAATTTGCACTGCCCTATTTACTTGCAATTTTTTTGTTATGGCATTTGCTGTTTCTCCTCCATATCCTGCTATCACCCAATACAATTCCACCAAGTCAAGCAAGCTATTTGTTCCTTCACTACAAATTAAATCATAAGCATCTACCAATCCCTTTATCATTTTTAAATCGGACATTTCTTTACTATTATTTCGAAGTGCTACAAAAGGTACTTTCCCCCAGCCATGTTCTTCTCTTTCTATTCCTTCCTCTTTTCCTTTTACTACTGTCCAATGTCCTATTTTTTGTTGTCCTTCTTTTTCATAACTTCCATCCCCCTTCTCTATATAATATGTGACATCTTGTTTTGTCCACCATTCTACTTTTTTTACTGTCTTTTCTTTCCCATTTTCCACTATTACAAATTGATAATATCGTATTACCTGTTCTATCTCTTTTTTATTTACAGAATTATAAAATACAATCAATTCTTCTGCTGGTACAACACAATACTGCAATATTCCCTCTTTATCATAGTAAATATGAACATATTCTATTCCTTTATTTGATGCTCCAACTAACCATTCATACAACATTCCATTAAATATTTCATTTGCTACTGTTGTCATATATCTTTCATATTCTGTTATTTCTTTCCCTTTTTCTTCTCTTACCAATATACTTGGTTCTTTTGCTACCAAATAAGAAACTTTTTGTTCTACCAAAATATGATGAAATGGACATACTATATGATGATTACTTCTATTTGGATTAGAAAGTAATTTTATTCTTTCTTGTTCTTCCCCTTCTGCATTTCTATATGTTTCTGAAAAATGCCTTACTGAAAAATTCTTTTGCAACACATTATGCTCACAGCAATAATATTTTTCTCCTTCTATCATTTCTTTTTTTCTTTTACTATTTTCATCCTCTGCTATGAGCATTTTCAACAATTCACTTTCATTCCATTTCCTTTCTAATTGCAATTTTGCTTTCATCAATTCTAATTCTGTGATATACATTTTTTCCCTCCTTCCTTATATTACTGTTACATTTTTCATATCATATTCCCTTGCATATCGAACCGCATCTATTGAATGGTTATTTTTATCTGGAAATCTTGACAGCCAATCAAAATTGACATCTCTTTCCAATTCATACTCCAAAAACTCCCTCGCTGTATTAGGACATCTTATTTCATCTATTACTATCTCCTCCAGACTTTGCAGCCATTTTATACCATAATTTACACTATCAGGCCCTTTTTTTGCTCCTATCATTCTCAACCCATATGACTGCATTTCTGCAATAGATTTTGGTTCTGCACTATCTGCCACAATTACCCCATTTTGCTTATTCTCTTGTTTTATCATTTCATATGCTTTTCTATTACTTAATCCTCTTTTTTGTATCTCAAAATATATATAGAGTTTTCTCCTTGTTTTATCATAGTGATTTACCGTATAGTGCAGCGGGTCTATTGCATATCCCCAATCCAATCCTCTCGCTACATTATCAAATGTGGCTATCTCCTCTTGTGTAATTTCCCTCAATACTATATTTTGAAATACTGTCCCTTCTGTATCGACTACTTCTCCCAAATATTCATGTCGATATATTTCGGGTTGCACTTGTTTTATATGTCTCGCTTCTATAAAAAATTGCTCTCCCAGCCACTGTTGGGGCACTCCTTCATAAGTGCTATGATGTATGTATTTATCTTCTCTTTTTCTTTCTACTTCTTTATTTACCCAATTCATTTTACTTTTAGGGGGGTTATAGGTATAAAATACTACAAATTTTTTTCCACCTCTCATCAACGACTGATTTATATTTCTTATCTCTGCCATTCCTGAAAATTCATCTGTTTCCTCATACCATATATATTTTACATATCCCTTTCGGCATTTTATGGATTTTATTTTTCTTGGATTATCTGCCCCTCTAAACAATATTTTTTGTCCCGTTTTTTTATATGTTATTTCCAACGGTGACGACAATTTTCCTTCCCACTGTTGTTCTACTCCCAAAACAGATATTGCCCACCATATTTGCTCAAACACACTATCTTTTATATGTACTCCTATTTTCCTAAGCACCACTCCATTCGCTTCATTATCTTTCATTATCCCCAGCACAATTTCTAATGAAACAAATGATGATTTTGTACTTCCTCTTCCTCCCTTTAACCAATAATGTGTACTTTTTTCATTCCAAATATCTTTATGCACTTCATAAAACGATTTCGCAATTAATCTTGAAAGCTGAATTTTATTTTCTTCCATTTTTTTCAGCACTTCCCTTTATTTACTATATCATCTACTATAATTACTACATCATTTTTACTATCTGTTTGTTCGAACACATTTTGTCTTTTCCCCAGCAACTCTGCTGCCCTCATTCTATCTTTCATAACACCATCATTTTTTTCTTTATAAGCATCTCCCTTCATTACACTTGTTAAAAACTGCAATATATCTGTATCATTTGCTATTTCTTCTTTTTTCTTTTCTTCTTGCAATCTTTTTATTTCATTTTGTATATATTCCTTTTTTAACAAGTTTTTTCCATATTCTTCTACATAGCCTGCTTCCTTTGCTGCCTGCAAATCTGTTTTTCCTTCTACTTTCAGACGGCAAAATACAATTTCATTTTTACTCAAGCTTTTTTTCATTTCTTTCCCCCTTTCCTGTACAGAATATATTTTTCAAAATCTCAAAAAGTCTCATCTTTTTTTTATTACAATTTTTTTCATATTTTTAGCAGTATTTTCTTCTACTTATGCTGCTAATTTTTGCTCTTTACATATCAAAATTAATTTATCTAATATCACATCGTGGTCTCTAAAACATTTTGCTCTACTTTTATGAAGTTGTAATGATATATAGTCATACTGATATTCTTTTTCATATCTCAGTTTTAAAAATATTTGTTCCTCATATTCTAATTGTTCTACATATCTCTCCATTTTGGAATATTCTTCCATCTCTTTTTTAATGTATTCTACAATTTTTGTTATTTCTTTCTCATAAAGTTGTTTTGCTTCTTCTAAAGTAACGTCTTCTTCTCCTAAAAATGGTGCGTTTTTCCCCAATATAAAAAACTGTTTTACCATTTTTTGAAGTTTATCAATTTCTCTTTGCTTTCTTTGACAAAAATCAAGCGTCCTTCCCCATCTGAACAGCTTTTTTTTCATCTGAAGTCTTTCTTTTTTTACTATTTTTTGAAATTCCTTCTCTTTCAT